GCACCATCTCGCGACGGTGGATGCTCAAAGAGGACCTTCCTATCTACGATAGATCAAGTCATCTGTCTAACGACAGTCTCTTAACCGTAAGAACTCAATCGACTTAAAACTATGCAGAAATCTTCTAACCCTTTAGGGTCTTTTAGAAAACCGCAGTTCTTTAAATCGAGAAGTAAAGAAAATTGGGGACATCCTTCGATGTTTCCCAGTTTTCTCCGACTTCTGTTATGGATTACCCAAACAAAGGAACACAAAGCTTCTTTTAGCTTACTAATGAATAGAATAGCCGTTCTTTATAAAACGAACGGTGCTACTTTCGCTTTCCAATATTTAAAGGAAGCTACTCGTCTTACATTACTATTCTTAGCAGGAACCCCTTCCAACGAATACAAAAGTATTCGTGTTAAGAGAGATCGCGATTTTATACCTACAATAATACCATTAGATATCCGCCTTCTTTTAAAGAAAGGAGATATTACTAGTAGTTATTTAAGTATAAAAGCCCTTCTCACTATCCTTACAATTTATAGATGTTTCAAATTTAAGGTAGATCCGGATATTTCTAGCATTATCCAACCTTTTTCAGGTGAAGTCCAGACATTGAATCTAGACCGCCTTAAAAGGTGTATTCAGCTCCTCTCTATCCGACCTATTAAGATTACCGGAATTAAAAGTATATTATCTAATAATTCAGGTCCTAATGCGAAAATTGCTACATTAGGTTGCGTAATAGATGCTTTCGCTCTATTATTTAATCCTAAAATACTTATTAGCCTTATAAAGCTATACTGGCTTCATCGATCAGTTTCTTTTATTATATATATATTATTCTTTCTTATTTATTTAACTCCTTTCTTTTTAATATATATGACTTTTAGAGCCATTAATACTTTCTTTTATGTAGTAATTGAAAATGTAAGTGTATTTGAATACATACGCTTACGATCTAGGGTAATATATCTTACGGTAACGCAAGTATATAAACCCCGCTTAGGGAAATTATCTGTTGTACGAGATCAAGCCGGTAAGGCTCGAATCGTAGCTATAACTAATTGGTGGATTCAAATTGCTTTAAAACCACTTCATGATTCTTTGTTTCTTATTTTAAAGAACATTGAGATGGACGGTACTTATGATCAAACAAAACCCTTAAAGGCTTTGTTAAATCGTTTGCCCTTAAATCAAACTTTATATTCATTTGATTTAAGTGCTGCTACTGATCGTTTACCGATAGCGCTACAAGAACAAGTACTGGGTATAATATACCCAGGGTCTAGATTTTGGAGAGCCGCTTTAGATTTTGCTTGGGTCTCAAAATATTCTGAGACTCCAGTAAAATATGCCGTAGGGCAACCCATGGGAGCTTATAGCTCTTGGGGTATGCTTGCTCTAACACATCATGTGTTGGTTCAATACGCTGCTATATTAGCCGGCTACAGTCGTCTGTTTAAAGATTACTGTGTACTAGGGGATGACGTCGTTATTGCTAACGACGCAGTCGCTCGGGAATACCAAAAACTTATGAGTATATTAGGGATGGAGATCAATCTTTCAAAATCACTAGTTTCAAAGAGACTATGTGAATTTGCTAAGACTTGGATGTATAATCCAGATGGAAGTTCAGATTTTATAGAACTTACACCCTTAGGGTCAAAGAATATGATTGGGGCGATAAAATCCCCCGTATTTATTCCGGGACTCCTCGTAGAGGCCTTAAGAAAGGGCTTCTTTGAATATACAGGACACATAGTTATAATGATTGACGACTTATCTTTCTTAAAAATGAAAGTAAGTCCTTTTGTTATAGCATGGACTATGTTCTGGGTTGATTCAGACCTAGTCTCAGGCAAGCTAAGCGAAACGCTACGCTTGTTATCGCTGAGAGAGGTATATACGAATCAACTTGCAGCTAGTCTTAGAGTTTACGAGGTTGTTTCTAATTCTCGTTACTCTGAGATGACTGAAGCATTACGTACTAATCTAAAGTCTATGGACAACTTTTGGTTGTCTCTATACATAGAATCTCTTAGATTAGATCCGGCACTAAGGCTCTTGACTATTATCGGTATATTCTTTTTAGATGT